CATCTTGAAGTCTCACAAAAAAAGGGTTATTATGATAGCATGAACTTCTGAAACAAAAACACACATCACACTTTAGGAGTCATCCTTAATTCTAGTCAGAAAAGTTGTCCAACAGAAGTATCGTCAAGAGTCAGCAAATGCTGGCTTTTTGTTTTGGGAAAGGAGGTAGAATATGGAATTTGTATCACCGATAAAAGATAATGACGACATTCAGGCAATGAAAGATTATCTCAGAGAGTGGAATGAGATGTATTATATGCTATTCATTACAGGCCTGAATACTGGTTTGCGAGTCGGAGATATACTTACCTTGAAAGTTAAAGATGTTCAAGGCTGGCACATCAAACTGAGAGAACGGAAGACTGGCAAGCAGATAACAAGACGGATGACAAAAGAACTCAAGAAAGAAATGAGGAGATATGTTGAAGGGAAACCATTTCATCATTTCTTATTCAAAAGTAGGCAAGGTCAGAATAAAGCGATCACTCGTGAGCGAGCCTATCAAATCATACATGAAGCAGCTGAAGAACTTGGCATTGATAATGTTGGCACACACACAATGCGCAAGACGTTCGGCTATAAATATTACAACAAGACAAAGGACGTAGGGACATTACAGAAAATGTTCAATCACTCATCACCTGCAATTACCCTGAGATACATAGGGATAGAACAAGCAGAGCTCGATGATGCGCTACGGAACTTTGTCATTTAATTTTTTTAGATATTACTTTCACATAACGAGTTAAGCATAAACTGAAAAAATGAAACGCTTTAAAACCCATGATTAGTAAGGGTTTGAGATTTAGAGTGAGTTTAACAAAATATAAGATATGTGAAAGTGAGGGATAAAATTGGTATAGTTGGAGGATGGAACATTGGGATTATTTTTAGGATATCTAGTTGTCTATTTTTTTACCCTAATTATTTTAGTCGTTTTTTTTTGATCATACAATAAGAGATGCATTAGACTTCCTTGCTGAAGGATTGCGATTTATTTTCTTACCGTTCATTTTTCTTTTTGTATTAGTCTATGATTTCATAAAGAAAACAAGATGAGACAAAATACATCTTGAAGTCTCACAAAAAAAGGTTTATTATGGTAGCATAGATTTCTTGTATGAGAGGGGATAGGTCACTGGCCTGTCCCTTTTAGTATTGGAAAGGAGGTTTGCTATGTACAACAAACCTATCAGGCCATCCTTGAAGTCTAAGAAGTGGGAGAAGTTTCGTGATAAGATTATGCGGAAGTTCGACTATCTTTGTCAAGAAAGTTTGAGGTATGGAATTTCAGTAGCAGCTGAAATGGTACATCATATCTTTCCAGTATCTGAATATCCTGAACTTGAATTCGTTGAGTGGAATTGTTTGCCACTGACAAACAAGAAACACAATACGTTTCACGATAGAAAGAATGATAAGATTATCAATCAAGGATTATTTTGGCAAAGAAAGAGAAAAAAGGAATTTGAAGAATTTTATGGATACCCCCCACCTCTTTGAAAAATCATTTTGGACAGTAGGGTACCGGTGAAGGGAACTTTTTCCAAGTCGGGGGCCTTCAAACAAAAAGGGGGTAAAAACTAAGCGATTTTGACGAAAGGAGGTAGTTTTTGGCTAAACCAATTACAGCGAAGTCTATTAAGTCAAAAGTGGTCAAGCAGATGAAAGACTTGGGCACTTATCGTAAAGAGTTCGAAATGATCATTGACATTTTCGCAGGAATGCTATATCAGTATCAGAAACTTGCTCAAGATTATGCTGACATGGGTTATCCAGTAACAGACACCTACGTCAATAAGGCTGGTGCTGAGAATGAGCGCAAAGTTCCAATCTTGACAGCGATGGAAATTTTGAGGAAAGACATCCTCAGCTACTCTAATCAGTTGATGATGAATCCTAAGTCGCTCGGTGATGTAGTAGAACAAGAAGGTGATTCAGTTCTTACTGAGGTCCTGAAGTTTAAGAATGAACTGAAAAAGAAGCGAGTGAAAGATGGATAAAGACTTTGAAAAACGTTTTGCCGATTTTCGCCACGCTACAACCAATCTTGGAAAGGCTAAAGCCTATGTTGATTATGTCCTGATCTATCAAGAGGAACATAACGAAGAACGGATTTTGGCTGCTGAACGCTTTTTGAGGGATTTGGAAAATCCAGAATATGAGCTTGATGAGGATATAGTGGATTTTGCCGTTCACTTTATTGAGAACTCAATTGTTCATCAGCAAGGAGATGACATGTTTGCCATGTCTATCCGTAACAAGCCTTTGATTTTGCAACCGTGGCAACATTTCACGGTTGTCAATCTCTTTGGGTTCTATCACGCTGGTACGAACGAGCGTAGGTTCAAAGAAGCCTTGATAATGCTGGCACGGAAAAACGGCAAGACCAGTTTTACTGCTGCTATTGCTTTGCTTTATCAGATTTTGGATGCCGATAGTGGTTCAAAATGCTATATCGTGGCCAACTCTGTCAAGCAAGCGCTGGAAGCCTTTAATTTCATCAAGTTCAACGTGGAACGATGGAATGAGAAATCTATCCGTATCAAGGACAATAACCAAGAACACTCTATCACAGCTAATTTTGGAGATGACGGGTCATTCTATATTCAGGCCTTGGCCAACGATGAGAGCCGTTTGGACTCTCTCAATGGCAATGTCACGGTCATCGATGAAGCTCACACGATGAGGAATAGTAAGAAGTATGGTCTTATGAAGAAAACAATGTCAGCATACCGAAACAGTATGCTTTTTGTTATCTCAACGGCTGGTGATATTCCTACTGGATTTCTTGCTAACCGCTTGAAATACTGTCAGAAAGTGCTCAAGCAGTTGGTACAGGATGAGGCTTTATTTATCTTTATTTGTAAAGCCAATCAGACAACGGATGGCGATGTTGGTGACTATCTTGATGATAATGTTTTGAAGATGGCAAATCCATCTTGGGGTGTCACGGTGTCCATGCCTGCTTTGAGAGCTGAAGCCGAGCAGGCTATGAACGATCCACAGACAAGAAATGAGTTTTTCAACAAGACTTTGAATGTATTCACAAACTCTATGAATGCTTATTTCAATCCTGATGAGTTCATCGCTTCAGATAGTCAATACGATTGGACCCTAGAAGAGCTGGCACGTTTACCAATCCAATGGTACGGTGGTGCTGACTTGTCAAGATTGCACGACTTAACCGCTGCTGCTCTCTATGGTGTCTATCATGATGGTGAAAAAGATATTGATATCTGTATCACACACGCTTTCTTTCCTCGTGTCAATGCTCAAAAGAAAGCCAATGACGATGGCATTCCACTTTTTGGGTGGCAGTCTGATGGTTGGTTGACTATGAGCAATACTCCGACCGTTCTCTATGATGATATTGTCAAATGGTTTATCAAGATGAGAGAGAAAGGGTTCAAGATTGCTGCGGTCGGAATGGATAGGAAGTTTGGTCGTGAGTTTCTGACGAAGATGAAACAAGCACGGTTCAAGATGATTGACCAACCTCAACTTTTCTATCTGAAATCAGAGGGGTTCAGACGGATTGAGTTCAAAGTTAAGAATAAAGAGTTTTACTATCTTCATTCTGATGCTTACGAATACTGTGTGAGCAATGTTAGAGCGATTGAAAAGGTGGATGATGCTGTGCAATATGAGAAATTAGACGGTGACGGTGGTACTGCAAGAATTGACTTGTTCGATGCCAGCGTTTTTGCTTGTATTCAGGCTCTTGCTAATCTTGGTAAGAATCAGAATGTCATGAGCTTCTTTGATTAGGTGACTTATGAATGAAATAGTTTTATCAGAACATGAAATTAATGTGCTAATTAATAAAGGGCGAGTTAAAGTAATTTTAAACGGTGAAGAAGTAATCGTTCGTCAAAGCTATACGAAAGATTTGAGGGCTGAAACAGTTAACTGGGATAAACAAATAGTTGATGTCAGTCAGAATATAGTAAGAAACAAACACTTTGATTCACTTTTTCAAAATAATTTTCGCTAGAAAGGAGGTGAGTAAAGATGGGGCTTTTAGATAGGTTTTTGAAACGTGGTAAGAGTCGAAGTGGAACGAATGTTATCACTCATTCAGATTTTGGGCTTTATATTGACGGTGATAGCTATGTGCCTTTGGCTCGAAATCCTGATGTGATTGCTGCGGTCAATAAGATTGCTGACATGGTATCAAATATGACCATTCATTTGATGGAGAATACCGACAAAGGCGATATCCGAATAAAAGACGGACTGGCTCGAAAGATTGATGTAAACCCATGCGACAATATGACTCGCAAAACTTGGATTTTCAAGATTGTGCGTGACCTGTTGCTATTTGGTGACGGAAACTCAGTTCTTCATGTTGAGTATGATCCTGTGAATGATTATATTTTGAACCTAAGACCATTCCCAATGAGCGAAGTTTCTTTTAAAAGCGATGAGCTCGGCTATGTTATGAATTATCGTGGTGTTGACTACAACCCAAACGAAATTGTGCATTTTGTAATCAACCCTGATCCAGACAATCCATTTGTAGGAACTGGATACAGACTTGCTCTAAGGGATATTGTTAGGAATTTAAACCTTGCTACTCAAATCAAAAAAGGATTTATGAACGGAAAGAACGTTCCTAGCCTAATTGTTAAGGTTGATTCTTCGAGTGGAGAATTGGCCACGCAAGAGGGGAGAGACAAGGTTGCTAAGAAATACTTAACAACAAGTCAGGCGGGTGAGCCGTGGATTATTCCAGATGCTCTATTGAGTGTCGAACAGGTCAAGCCATTAAGTTTTAAAGATATTGCTATCAATGAATCTGTTGAAATTGACAAGAAAACAGTTGCTGGGCTTTTAGGAGTGCCAGCTTTTATTTTGGGAGTTGGAAAATTCGACAAGGTTGAATACAACAATTTTGTAAATACTACAGTCATGAGTATTGCTACAACAATCACACAGACTCTTACAAGAGATTTACTTATTTCAAGTAATCGTTACTTCAAGTTCAACCCACGATCGCTTTACTCTTATGACATTACAGAGCTATCTACTGTCGCAAGACAGATGACTAGTAATGCTGCTATGCGTAGGAATGAGTGGCGTGATTGGGTTGGAATGACTCCTGATCCTGAAATGGATGAAATCATTGTTCTTGAAAACTATTTGCCACAAGGCGAGCTAGGCAATCAGAGCAAATTAAATAAGGAAGGAGGAAATACTGATGCAGAAACGTAAGGCTTATATGCCCACTCAATTTCAAACACGAGAAGAAGCTGACAGCGGTGATTTGATTTTGAGTGGGTACTTTATCAAGTTTGATGAAGTTACTGAATTATGGCCAGGCTACTTTGAGGTAATCAAACGTGAGGGTGTTGAAAAAGCCATCAAAGGAGCTGACATCAGGGCATTATTTAACCATGATGATAGTTTAGTGCTTGGTCGTACTGGTAACGGGACGGTCATTTTAAGAGTTGATGAAATCGGACTTTACGGGGATATCATCATCAACAAGGATGATCCGCAAGCTGTTGGAGCCTATGCTCGTGTTCGACGTGGAGATGTAATTGGTTGTAGCTTTGGATTTATCCCAATCAAAATCAATACGGAAGAGCAAGCAGATGGTTCGTACCTGGACACTATCCTAGAATTAGAAATCTTTGAAGTGAGTCCATGTACTTTCCCAGCCTATCCGCAAACGGAAATTGCCGCACGCCAAAAAGACTTTGAAAGTCAACAGCGTGCAAATCGTGAAGCGCTGGACAAGCGCAAGAAAGAAATTAAGGAGAAATTTAATCTATGAACAAATCAAAGATTTTAAGTGCTCGTGCTAATCTTAAAGCAAACAAAGTAGCTGAACTCGAAGAATCGATTGAAGAATTGAACAAGCGCTCTGAACTTGAAGCGAAGAAATTGGAACAAGCTGGAACTGACGAAGAAGTTTCAGATGTCGAAAAGAACCTGGAAGACATCCAAAAAGAATTGGATGATAAATTGGCAGAAAAAGAACAACTTGAAAAAGAAATTGAAGATTTGCAAAATCAAGTTGAAGAATTGAATCGCAAAGCACCGACTTATCCAAGTCAAGAAAAACGTGGAGGACAAAAATTGGAACAACGTGACGCAATTGCTAAATACATTCGTACTGGTCAAACTCGTGACATCGTAGGTTTGAAAACTACTGATTCAGGAAGCGCAGCTCTGATCCCAACTGAAGTGCTAAAACCTCACTTCGTCAACAAAACACGTAATCCACTCTTGGATCTTGTGGAACGTGTGAAAGTTAACAGTGGATCTGGTAAATATCCAGTTATCAAAAAAACGGATGGTGTAATGGTTTCAACAGATGAATTGAAATCAAATCCAGAACTCGGAAAACCTGCAATCAGCGAGATTGATTATTCAATCAAGACTTACCGTGGATATGTCCCTGTGTCACAAGAAATGATTGACGACGCAGACTATGACATCATGTCCATTGTTGAAGACGAAGTATTCAACCAAGGTGAAAACACTGAATTGTCATTAGTTACAGCTGTCCTCAAAACAGCTACCCAAGCAGATGCGTCTGGATTTGATGGTATTAAAGATATCTACAACAAGAAGCTTAAATCAATTTATAAAGCAAGCATCGTTGTAACTAAGTCAATGTTTGCTGCACTTGACAAGGTGAAGGATAAAGATGGGCGCTACATGCTTCAAACTGATGTAGCTTCACCTACTGGCTATTCATTTGGTGGGAAAACAATCTACAAAGTAGATGACGCAGTGTTTGGAAACGAAGGAGACATGAAATTCTTCATCGGAGACGTTACTGAGTTCGTCAAAGAGTTTGACCGTTCTCAAGTATCCGTTAAATGGGTGAACAATGACATTTACGGACAATTGCTTGGGCTTTTTATCCGTTTGGATATTAAGAAAGTAGATGAAGAAGCTGGATTCTTCGGAACCTATACTGATGTTGTAGCTTAAGGAGGTAACGTATGAGCTATAAAGTAATCCGTCCTTTCAAGGACTTGGCTGATCCTGAAAATCATGACTACGCTGTTGGCGATATCTTTCCTCGTGAAGGATATGAGCCCACAGATAGCTTTACCAATGGCCTTTTGACTGGTGCCAACACTGCTGGCTCTATCTTCCTTGAGGTTTTGGGAGATGATGAACCTAAGAAACCAGCTCCTGAAACAAAAGAAGTTAAGGAAGAGCCCGCAGTTGAGCATGAAGAAACAGTTGAGGAAACTGCTGAAGAGCCTGCTAAGGAAGTTGAGGAGTAAGCATGGATGAAGGTCAGCTTTTAGAATTGCTGAAGCTTAAGCTGGGTATTTCAACCCGCTTGAGAGACAAGCCGTTAGAAAAAATCATTTCAAGTGTCATCACTGAATTGACCGATAACCTCGGTATCGAGCTTGTTGGTGAGCGTGCTGACCATGAAATGTTTATCGTTGACTATGCTGCTTATCGCTATGAGGGTGGGGTGGATATGCCACGTCACCTTCAATGGCGACTGCATAATTTACAGATAGCATCAAAGAAAGAGGTCAAGAATGTGGAATCATGAAATCAAACTGATCTCTAAAAAAGTCACAGGTAAGGACAAGTTACTACAACCAATCTCTGAAGATGTTGAAGTTACTCTGTTGTGTCGTAAAAAGAAGGTTACTCGCTCTGAATTTTATCAAGCAAACCAGGCAGGTCTAAAACCGAGCTTGGTTGTTGAGATTCGAAATTTTGAGTATGAGAATCAGGAGTTTGCGAAATTTGAAGGCAGGCAATATCGTATCTTGAAAACCTATCCTATCGATTCTGAAATTTTAGAGTTGACTTTGTCAGAGGTGTTGAAATGAGTAATGACCTTGCTGATTTGATAGCGAAAGAGCTTGCAGCTTACTCTGATGAGGTTACTGAAGAAGTGGATAAGATTGC